AGGATCAGTTAGTGAAGTTTTAAATGAGTTTCCAAATAAATTTAATTTTATTAATCCTGTAAAAGGAGTTTCAAAAGGTCCTCAAATAAAAGCAACTCAAGCTCAAAAAAATTTAGCACCTTTATTATTTGATAAGGAATATGATGAACTTACAATAAATGAAAGAAGTAAAATTACTTCTGGTAAATTTGATAAAAATACAATGACTCCAATTAGAAGAGCTAAAATGTATGATCCTATTGCTTTAAGAGATTTTGGAAAAAAATGGAGTGAATTAACTGAAAAAGAAAAAGAAAGACTTAGAGATGGTAGAGGACCTGTTGACCCCAATAGAATTCCAACTAATAAAGCAAAAGTACAAAAAGAATTATTGGAGTTATCTAAAGATCCACAGATTATGGATATATTTGAAAACCCTAATAGAACTAAGTCACAATACACAAAAGATCTTACAAGAGTAAAAAAAATACTTGGAAAAGATACTAATGCTGTTGCTAGATTAACACAACTTGCCTCTGCTATATTAGGAGACACTCCTGTCCCTGGTATATCTACAGAACTAAAAGAAGGTGCGGATGTTATTTATAATAATTTACCACACACAAAAACTCAAAGAGACTTAGATGAATTAAAAATAGGTAAGAGCGTTGGTGAAAAAAGTATTAAAACAACAAAATCAGAAATAAGAAAAACACCTGGTTATGTTTTTAGTGGAGACTACAATATTGATGAAGTTGGAGGTGCCACTTCTTCTGTAAGAAGAGGAACCACACCTTATGGAATTTTCGGACAGATAATAGATAGAGATATAAATAAAAAAGATAAAATGTCTTTTGATGGCAATAAATCAAAAAAAGAAAAAGCATTACAAGATGCAATAAAAACTAAAAATCCAAAATTAATTGACAAAGCTCTTAGAGATTTTAACAAATTAGTTTCTGATTATGAACAAAAAATAAATAAAGATATTCCTAAAGGTGATCCTAAAGTAAGATTATTTAAAGCATCTTTAGATAGTCCTAAAAACACAATAAAAAATTTTGATGATTTTAATCCTGAATATAAAAAAGCTTTTTTAAATAATTATAAAAATAAAGGTTATTCTTTTAATGTTCCAAAAGATATTAAAACTATTCCACAAATAGCACAAGACGTACAGAATCCAAAAATAATGCAAAAAATTGGACAACGTGCAGAAGCAGGAAGTGCAAGACTTTATTCTAAATTACTCCCAGGTCTAGAACAAATAGCAGAAGGAATAAAAAATATTCCTGATGATATTGCAAAGAAAAGATATTTTACTTTAGGTCTAAAAGCATTAGGTCCAATTGGTACTTACATTGCAGCCGATGATACTTACGAAGCATTGAAAGCAGGGAGACCTGTTGCCGAAGCCCTGGAGTATGGTTTGATTGGAACTAATTTAATTGGTTCTGCAAAAGATTTAATGGCTCTATCTCCTGAAGAAAGAGAAGCAAGATCTGTTGTTAAACAAGCAGAGATGGCTGATCAAATTGCTCAAGACGAATCAATGTTAGATACAGACTTTGAAACTCCAAAAGTTAAATCAGATTTAACTAGAGAAGAAGCAGAAGAAAAATTTGAAGCTGCTAAAGCTAGAAGAAAACTTGAAAGAGAATCACAAGAAGCAGACATTGCTAAAGCAAGAGCTACAAGCATACAAGGTTTAAAAGATTTAATAACAGGTAAAAGATTTGCTGGTCAAGAAATGCCAACACAATATATGGCGGCAGGCGGACGTATAGGTTTTGCAGACGGACCAGATGATCCTTCAAGAAGAAAGTTTATGAAGATAGCTGGAGGTATTGCATCTATTCCACTTGTTGGAAAGTTTTTAAAACCTGCAATAGTTGCAGCACCCAAAGTTGCAGAAGTAGTTAAAAGAAGCGCTGATGGTATTCCTGAATTTATTGGAGACCTGGTTACTAAAGTTGTAACCTTTGGAAAGAAAAACTTCACGGGTAATAGATCAGATGAATTTGCTGACCAATATAGATTAGATGATTATGTTGTTACACAACAAGGTAATAAAACAACAATTCAAAAATTTGATGATCCTGATAATCCTAACTATAAAGAAATTGAAATAGAATTAGAAACTGACCCTGAAACCGGAGGCGTGACTTACAAAGAAGCCAGTGTGAGACCTGATGCAGAAGGCAAGCTTAAAGATGTTGAAGAATATGTTGATGACCTAGATTTAGAAGATATGAAGAAATACACTTATGATGAATAAATACCCAAAGAAACACTTATTGCCTCCTGAGTCCGGACCCACGCCTCAGGGCTTGAATATTAATTATAATACTGTTAAAACAGTCAAACAATCTGGAGAAAAAATAAATGGCGGATATAGACAAAGCACTTCCCAACGAAGTCAGAAAAGAATTCGAACTTCCTAGTGGAGAAGAGATACAAGAACAAGTAATTGAAGAAACTGAAGCACAAGAAGAATCTCTTGGTCCAGTTGATATTCAAGAAAATGAAGATGGATCCGTTGATATAAATTTAGATCCAGCCGCTGCTACACCCGAAGGTGGTGATGAGCATTACGCAAACCTTGCAGACTTTTTACCAGATGATGTATTAGCTAGTTTAGCTTCAGACTTAAATGGTAAGTATATGGATTATACTTCATCAAGAAAAGAATGGGAGAAAACTTATATTCAAGGTCTAGACCTTTTAGGTTTTAAATACAATCAAAGAACAGAACCTTTCCAAGGAGCTTCAGGTGCAACACACCCAGTTCTTGCAGAAGCAGTAACTCAATTTCAAGCATTAGCATATAAAGAATTATTACCGGCAGATGGTCCAGTTAGAACACAAGTAATTGGTTTATCTACACCAGAGAAAGTTCAACAAGCATCTCGTGTTAAAGATTTTATGAATTATGAAATCATGGAAAAGATGAAAGAGTATGAACCAGAGTTTGATCAAATGTTATTTAATTTGCCATTAGCAGGTTCTGCTTTTAAAAAAGTTTACTATGATGACATGGAACAAAGAGCAGTATCAAAATTTGTTCCGGCAGATGATTTAATTGTTCCGTACACAGCTACCTCATTAGATGATGCGGAAGCAATTATTCATCGTGTAAAAGTTTCAGAAAATGATTTAAGAAAACAACAAGTCGCTGGTTTTTACAGAGACGTTGATTTAGGAAAACCAACTGTAGGTGAATCTGACATTGAGAAAAAAGAAAGAGAGTTGGAAGGTACCACTAAATCAAAAGAAGAAGATGTTTATACATTATTAGAATGTCACGTGGATTTAGATCTAGAAGGTTTTGAAGATGAGAATCCAGAGACTGGTGAGCCCTCAGGAATTAAAATACCTTACATCGTAACTTTAGAAGAAGGGTCACGAGAGATTCTTTCTATTAAAAGAAACTATGAAGTAGGAGATCCATTAAAAAAGAAAATACAATATTTTGTACATTTTAAATTCTTACCAGGACTTGGCTTTTATGGTTTTGGTTTAATTCACATGATTGGTGGATTGTCACGTACTGCAACAAGTGCACTTAGACAATTATTAGATGCAGGAACTTTATCTAACTTACCAGCAGGTTTTAAACAACGTGGTATTAGAATTAGAGATGATGCACAATCAATTCAACCAGGTGAATTCAGAGATGTAGATGCACCAGGTGGAAATTTAAGAGATTCATTTATGATGTTACCATTTAAAGAACCATCACAAACTTTACTATCACTAATGGGCGTTGTAGTAAACGCTGGTCAAAGATTTGCATCTATTGCAGATCTACAAGTTGGCGATGGAAATCAACAAGCGGCAGTAGGAACAACAGTAGCTCTTTTAGAGCGAGGAAGTAGAACTATGTCTGCGATTCACAAAAGAATTTACTCAGCTTTGAAAAATGAATTCAGAATCATGGCTAGAGTATTCAAGTTATATCTACCTCAAGAATATCCGTATGATGTAGTTGGGGGTCAAAGAATGATTAAACAACAAGACTTTGATGATAGGGTAGATATATTGCCAGTTGCTGACCCTAACATTTTTTCTCAAACACAGCGTATTTCCCTCGCGCAAACGGAACTCCAACTGGCACAATCAAATCCGCAAATGCATAATCTATATCAAGCATATAGAAACATGTATGAAGCCTTGGGTGTAAAGAATATTGATTCAGTTTTAATTAAACCAATGCAACCAATGCCAAAAGATCCGGCGTTAGAGCACATTGATGCTTTAGGTGGTAAACAGTTTCAAGCTTTTCCAGGTCAAGATCATAGATCACACATTACTTCACACTTAAATTTTATGGCAACTAACATGGCTAGAAATAATCCAATGGTTATGGCAAGTTTAGAGAAAAATGTTTTTGAACATATTAGTCTAATGGCGCAAGAACAAGTTGAATTAGAGTACAGAGATGAAATGCAACAACTTCAACAGATGCAAATGCAGGCACAACAGAACCCAGCAATGGCTCAACAGATTCAAATGCAAGTTATGCAGATGACTCAGAAGATTGAAGCAAGAAAAGCTCAACTAATTGCAGACATGATGGAAGAATTTATGAAGGAAGAGCAAAAAATTACTTCACAATTTGACAATGATCCAATTGCTAAACTAAGATCAAGAGAGTTAGACCTTAGAGCACAAGAAAATGCTCGAAAAGAGAAGG